AACCCGTCTTAAACTTCCCAGAGCCAGCGTCCTGTTTAGAGTACTTTTTAAAAATTGGCTCCTCAACCTAGACTCGAACCAGGGACCAACAGATTAACAGTCTGCTGCTCTACCAACTGAGCTATTGAGGAATAAAGCCTTCTCGCGGCTAACGGTCATTCACTATTGGGGGAATGACACCCCAGTTTAACAATAACCACCAAAAGGCGCAGTAATGTTATTGTTACTGGTATTTATTAATGCAGTTACCTTCTGCTTCTTCACGGGCGTATAAACTCTATTTGTCAAGATCAACTAAAAGAACAACTCTCATTTGATCTGTTTTATTCCATGTTGAATGAAGTTTTGTGTCATCAAAGAATAATATATCACCCTCTCTCCAGTTACAAACTTCATCCTCAACTTTTATACCACAATTACCTTCAGGTACAATTAATCCAAGATGACACCGTAGTACTTCATTTGTGTACCCAGCATGAGGGTAAATTTCGCACTGAGGTCTCATAATTGAAAAGCCACAGTTTCTTACAAACGAATATTTATTTACAATATCAAACGAATTATTAGTATACTCTGATAAAGGTGATAATTGTCTTTGCCATATTATAGGGAAGACATCCCATTTATTATTGTGTAACTTTTCTTCATGCCATGGAATAGTTATTTCTTTATCTATTACATTTTTAGCTTCATCACGGAATACTTTCCAATGAAGTTTTATATCATCGAAAAATTCTTTATATTTTAAATGGTCTTCAACTTTTTCAAACATAATATTTAATATTGGTGCGGATAGTCGGAGTCGAACCGACATGGCCGAAGCCGACAGATTTTAAGTCTGTTGTGTATACCAATTCCACCATACCCGCATTATTTGGTGGGCCTTACAGGACTTGAACCTGTAACCTGCCGATTATGAGTCGGATGCGCTAACCAATTGCGCCAAAGGCCCTGTTTCATTTTATGTTACCATTATATAATAACTATTAGCAAATGTAAACAACTTTTTTAACTTTTTACACTGCCATAGGAGCAGGGATAGAATCCATTGGTGAATAGTTATCAAGCTTGTAGTCACTTGTCACAGTAGTAAGCAATTCATCCAAACTTGTAAATTCAGGCATCACCAAAGTTGGGTGTTCCATTGGCTCTCGCTTGAGTTGTTCAAACACCTGATCAAAGTGATTATTATATATGTGTGCATCTCCAATAGTATGCACAAAATCACCTACATCAAGTCCTGCAATTCGTGCAAGCATGTGAGTGAGCAAACTATATGATGCTATATTAAATGGCACTCCAAGGAACATATCGGCAGAACGCTGATATAACTGACACGATAGCTTACCATTCATGACACGAAATTGTGACATAGTGTGACAAGGAGGTAGTGCCATGTGTTCCAAATCATTTGGATTCCAAGCACTTAGAATAATACGGCGACTATCAGGATTGCTCTTTAATTGATGGATTACATATTTGACTTGATCAAAACCTTCGCCATTAAAATCTCGCCACTGACTACCATAAACAGGACCTAGTTCTTTTACTTCGTCGTCGTTACGATAACCTAATGCAACTCCTTGTGCATCAGCATTAGCAGTCCAGATTGTTTTCTTGTCCTTTAATTCTGAACGATCCTTTTCAAATGTCAGTTCGGCAAGTCTACGCTCATCAGTACCACCTTCAAGGAACCAAAGTAATTCTCCCACAACAGCACGCCAAGCCAATTTCTTGGTTGTTACAGCAGGGAATCCTTCTTGAAGATTAAAGCGCATTTGGTATCCAAATACTGAGGTGGTACCTACACCCGTGCGATCACTTACAGACTCACCATTATCTAAAATGTGTTGTAGTGCATCAAGATATTGTTTCATTCATTCCTCTCATAAATGTAGTATGTATTGCCTGGGGTGATTTCCATTTTTGTCACAGTAAAATTATCATGAAGATATTTTGATATGTCAAGATGTATATCACAATTATATATTTTTAAACCTATTATGGTTAGATGAAATTCCTTTATAATAGGTAATGTTTGCTTAATAACCTCTGCACCACCAATAATCCATGTATCACAATCTGTAGCACGGTCTAAGCTTATTATCTGGGAACTAATATCATCACTAATAATACCTGATGAACCAACAAAGTTTGATGCTGGTTGCGTCGTTACTACATAGTTATTCCTATTTGGCAATGGTGACGGCATACTGGAATTCCAAGTTTTTGAACCCATCACCACATTATGACCAATAGTCTTTTGTTTAAATTGCTTTAGATCTTCCTTATTATGGGGCCATGGCATTTCACCATTTTTAGCAATACCCCACTCATGATCAATAGCCATTATTGCTTTTATCATATAATCACCTAAACTTGGGCCCTATACCCCATATGACAAGTGTATATCTAGTTCCTGAAGTTACAGGTGTTACCTCATGGATCACATATGAAGGGAATATAACCATATGACCTTTTATTTTATCGGCTGTTCCAACTTCATTTAATTGTAACTTAAGTTCGCCACCCTCATATTCGTCGGCATTGGACATTTGAATAACTGCTGTAATTTTCCTAGCAGGTTCTTTACCAATAATGTCATTATGACGTTTAAAATATCCTCCATTATTTGGTGTATATCTGGTAAGTTGTAAATCCTCTATGCCATCAATATCAAAATTAAATAAGGAATCATTCACCTTATGGATTATATTTTCAATTCTTTTATATAACCAATCATATTTTTCTTTATTTAATCGTAATTGCTCAGATCCTCTATAGTCAGATAATATTCTCTCTTCACCATCCGTGGTGAGAGAAGGAAGCATTCCATATTTTGTTTCTAATAATATCTGTTCACATTCTTCTGAGGTTAAAACATTTTGAATTTGAACACTATCCATTCTCATAATGAAGCCTACATTTTAAAGTTAGTAAAATCTTTTCGATCCCTATTACCAAAACTATTGATTGGTTTATCATCAGCATTGGAAGTTGGTGAAGTATCTATTAGATTTTGAGCCGAGGCTTCCACATCATAAAGTTTCATTTTGGCACGATCAACACCAATTACAAATCGTTTGTTATGCCCAGGATCATTATATCGGTTTTTCAATTGTTTCACCATAATCTGATTCAAACCTTCAAGTTGCTCATTACTGATTAGCGCAAACATAAGGTCAGCAGTAGCAGGAAGGCCGAATGACTCAGACGTATCCTCAAGTCCAACGTCAGTGTTACCATATCCGCTTCGAGTAGTTTGTGTTGCTGACACGATTGGGACATCATATTCGACGGCAAGTCCACGAATTTCCTCCGCAATGGATTTAATTAATGAATATGTATTTACCGATCCACCAAGTCCTTTCATTCGAGAAGATGAACAAATGTTTAGATAATCAATAAAGATAATATCTGGTTCAAATTTCTTTTTCAATTTAAGTTCACTTAGTAAAGCCCTAAAATGACCAACGTGGGCAGCACCAGTAGGGTATTCCTTAATGATAAGCTTACCATTAGTTTTAGATGCAATTTTAGCAACTTTATTGCTGAACATGTCTTTAGATAGATTTACAAGTTGATCAACGGGTGTGTTAAACAAGTTAGCATCTATACGTTCGGCGATTCTTTCCTCGGCCATTTCCATTGTGATGTAAAGAACATTCTTACCTTGGCTTAGAGATGATCCAGCACAGTGACACATAAACAAAGATTTACCGACACCAGTACCGGCCAGAGCAATATTCAATGTTTTATTTGGCAAACCACCCTTGGTAATTTCATTAAATAGTTCCAAGTCAAATGGTAGACGCGATTCGTCACGGTGATAGAAATCATAACGGCCATCAACGTTTTCAAGGTAGTCATGACCAACGTTTGTATCAAAAGTTACACTGATTGCCTTTTGCAACAAATCAGGCAATGCGTTCTTTGATAGTGTATCATGCCGTCCGTCAATTATATTAATGGATTCCATGATGGCAAGATAGATTGCTCTATCCTGACACCACTTCTCCGTATGTTCCATAAGCCATTCTAAATTGGTTTCATCACTTTTTGCAATTTCAGTGATTACTACTGAAGCATCAGCAAATTGCTCATCGGTAATATTTGCATCCTGCATTTCAATCGTAAGTGCCTCAGCGT